ACAGATAAACAGTTACTAGATAGAGTTAAAAGTTTAGAAAGTTTTGAAGACTATCCTAAAGGATATTGGATACTTGCCGTAAGAAGTAAAGACGATATTCCTAACGAATTTGATGATAAGTTCTATATATATAAAGGAACGGAATTTATTACTGTAACAACTGGCACTACTAATCCAGGTAAAAGCATTTTAAAAGGTGGTTTTAAACGTTATAATAAGTATGGTGCTGCTATCGTTAAATCAAACGAATGGTATTATTATATTTACAAGTATGGTTTGCATCGTGGTCGAATGGGTGCTTTAAGACAAAGAAGCAGTAAACCAATTAAGTATTTTAGAGACGGTGATATGGACGGAAAAAGCGAAGAACTAGGAAAAGTAAGAAGTGGTGTTATTTATACTAATTTTCACGGTTCAACTTATAACAAAGGTTCGCTTATAGTAAGAGATAAAATAAACGGTTGGAGTGCTGGTTGTTTAGTTTGTAATAAGAATGAAGCTTACGAATCAATAATTAAAAGATTTAAAAAAAGTGAACAAAAGTATTTTAGTCTTTGTTTAATAAAAGAATTTTAATGAAGATAGGAGACAAATACAAGAATTTTAACGAACTTAACGGTATGTTTACTTATATAGTAAAGGAAATAAAAAAAGACACTATTATAATGAACTTAATTTTTCCAGTATCTTGGCAAGTACCATTATATGAAACAAGTTTTAACATTAATTCCGTTCATTATTTATTAGAAAAAATTTAAAAATAAAAAAAATGTATAAAATGAAAAATGCAAAAAAACCGATCAATATAGATATTGATGGAAAGAACTTTGATGTTAAATTTATCAGAGATAAGGATAAGAAAAAAACTTACATCGAAATAGACACGGATAAAATTGATATTATCTACGAAAAATCAGGAAATATTTCCGTCTTTAAATTCGATACTGAAAGCGATGTTCTAGACTTTGAGATCCGCAGAGATGAACACGGAACAACTATTGATGTTACAAGTAAATACAATTTAATAGGAAGGTTTGCAGCTTGGTGTTTAAATGGTAAAGCTAGACGTGCAAGACGGAGAGCAAATAGAAAATGAAAATTTCAAGAATAAACCGAAACATAACACGGTTTGATTTTGAAGAAAGTAATTTCCAAATAGCCGTTTTAAGCGATTTACATTGGGACAATCCTAAGTGTAATAGAGAACTTTTAAAAAGTCATTTAGACTATTGTTTAAAGCACGATATTCCAGTTTTTATAAACGGTGATATGTTTTGCTTAATGCAAGGTAAAGGAGATAGGAGAGGAAACAAAAGCGATGTAAGGTCAGAACACGCATTTAATAATTATTTTGATAGTATTGTTGAAACAGCAGTCGAATGGTTTGAACCGTATGCACATATTATTAAATTAATAGCTTACGGAAATCACGAAACTGCTATCATTAAACACCAAGAAACGGATATTTTAAGCCGTTTTGTAGACCTTCTTAATTATAAGACTAAAAGTAACATCTTAACTGGTGGTTATGGTGGTTGGATTTGGTTTGCATATAGTCGTTTTAATAATAAAAAGACTATTAAATTAAAATACTTTCACGGTTCAGGGGGTGGGGGTGTAGTAACTAAAGGGGCTATAAATTTAACAAGAGCTTTGCAAATGTACGAAGCTGACGTTTTTACTATGGGACATATACACGAAAATAGTGCAAGAACCGATGCAAAAGAAATTTTATCGACAATGAATAACGCTGCTGAAGTTAAACATAAATACATACATTCAATGATAACTGGAACATATAAAGACGAATATATTGATGGATTCGGTGGTTGGCATATTGAACGTGGAGCGCCAGTTAAAGTTCTTGGTGGTCGTATATTAAGTTTTAAATTTACTAGAAATATGGTTAACAAAATAAAAAAGTCACATTGTTTAATAGATTCTTGTCAGTTTCCTATAATTTAGTATCTTTATACGAACATAGTTTATTTTTTCATAATTGTTATAGATTAAGCCGTTAGAAATAGCGGCTTTTTTCTTTGTATAAACATATAGTTTTAAACTTTTTTTTAATAAAATGTAAATAGTTTGTAACTTTTTACTTATATTTGTGTATAACAATTAAAAACAATTAAAAAAATAGATTATGGAAGAACACGAAGAAGAAGAACCTAAATGCGTTCAATGTAAAGAATACATTAGTGAAGATGACGGAAGATTTTGCAGCGAAGAATGCTATAAAGAATACGCATTTGATATGTTTAACGATTAAATTAAAATAATGCCTACACGAACTTTAACCGACCACATAGAAAGCTTAAACAATATTTTTAAATATGAGTTTTACTGGTCAAGAAAAACAAAAGAAGAAAAAAGAAACTTCAACAAGAAGCACTACATTAAATATTTAGAATACTTAAAAAACACGAATTATGAAAAGTAACAAAGAAATACTTTTAGGAGTAGACTTAAAGTATATATTAAACAACTTACAAAGAGTAATCCAAACAAAAGAAGATTTAAGAAAAAAAGATTTAGATAAATCCGTCTTAGAATCGTATATGTTAGAAATTTTTGAAACGGAAATTAAAGAATCAATAAGACGATTACAAGCTATACAAAAAGAACTATGAGAATTTTAGTAGGTTGTGAAGAAAGCCAAGCAGTAACGAAAGAACTAAGAAAACTTGGACACGAAGCGTTTAGTTGTGATATTTTACCTTGTAGTGGTGGTTATCCTGAATGGCATATAAAAGAAAATATAATTCCAATTTTAAAAGAAAACTGGGATATGCTTATAGCTTTTCCACCTTGTACGCATTTAGCAACAAGTGGAGCAAGACATTTTGCACAAAAAATAAAAGATGGAAGACAGCAACAAGGAATAGATTTTTTTATGGAAATGATTAACGCACCAATAGAACGCATTGCAGTAGAAAATCCAATAGGAATTATGAGCAGTAAATTTAGAAAACCAGACCAAATAATACAACCTTGGCAGTTTGGTGATAAAGCACAAAAGTCAACTTGTTTATGGTTAAAGAATTTACCAAAATTAAAACCAACTAACATTGTTGAAAAAGGAGAGTTTTTTGAGTTTACAAGTAAAAAAGGTGAAAAAAAAAGAATGCCTTTATGGTATTATGAAGCATTACAAAAAGCTAAAACACCAGAAGAACGAAGCACTTTAAGAAGTAAAACCTTTTTAGGAATTGCAAAAGCAATGGCTGAACAATGGACAAAAGGAAAATTTTTAAAACAATTAAATATTTTTGATTTATGATAGTATACAAGATAACACATAAAGAACGTGACCATAGTAAAACTTGGAGAACAGTTTATAGTATTGTACCAGCACTTACGAGAGAAGATGCAATAAAAAAGTTAGATCGTCACAAAAGTTTAATTAAAAAAATAGAATTTTTAGGAGTTCAAAAAAAAGATACTTATGCACAATATTGGAATTGTTGGAACGATAAAAAGAAAGCCGAAAAAGCCGAAATAAGATTTGGAATTTATGATTTAAAATGCGCATCATTACGCAAAAAAAAGAAATAGTTATTTTATATTATTAATTTTAAAAACACGAAAAAAGAAAATACATTTATTAACTTAAAAACAAATACAAGTAAACACTTAATATGGAAAAGATAAAACAAAAACAAGCTGAAGAAATAATTCGTCTTTTTGACTTAAATAAGAAGTCAAGAAAACCAATAACAACCGACAACCGTTTTTTATTTTTTAGATACTTAAACGAACACGGATACACTTTAAAACAAATTGCAGAACTATTTGACACAACACATCCTAACGTATTGTATGGAGTGCGTAAGTCTAAACAAGATAGTATTTTAAACAAGTCTAGCTACGTTAAAAACACGAAAAAACTACGGTATCACCTGAACAACAAAAACACGGATTTAAAACGACTAGAAGCTATTAAAAACGTTCAAGCTGTCCAAGACAAGTTAGATGTATTAATAAATAAAATTAACGCATTTAACGAAAAAACGATATGAAGAATAAAAAATCGTTTCTACTATACACCGACTTAAAAGAAACATTTGAAGCACTTACAAACGAAAAAGCTGGTGAACTAATAAAACACATTTTAGCTTACGTCAACGATGAAAATCCTACAAGTGACGATATGTTAATCAATGCCGTTTTTGCTAACATTAAACACACTTTAAAACGTGATTTAAATAAGTGGGAAGAAATAAAAGTACAAAGATCAGAAGCTGGTCGTAAAGGTGGTCTAGCAAAAGCTAGCAACGCTAAGCAAAGGCTAGCAAACTTAGCTGTAAATGTTAATGTAAATGATAATGTAATAAATATATATAGGAGTTTTAATCATTTAAGTATTTCAAAAGAAGAATTTAATAAATTAAATAAACTTTATTCAACTGAACAAATTGATAATGTTTTAGATGCTATTGAAAACTTTGCAAATAATAAAAAATACAAATCATTATATTTAACGGCTAGAAATTGGTTATCTAAAGAAAACACAAGTGTAAGTTCTAACACTTCAGCAGATGACGCACTATTAAAACACGTAAAAACACAATTAAATGCTAGTAAAAAAAGGAAGTGAAATAACATACTTAGAAAATTATAGAAAAGGAAATATTAAACCTGGACTTGGAATAGGAAACGACTTAGATAATTACTTACGTTTAAAACAAGCACAATTAAATATTATACTTGGACACGACAATGTTGGAAAAAGTTACTTCTTTAGTTACTATATGTTATCACACGCATTAATAAATGATAAAAAGTTTTGTATATGGTCAGGTGAAAATACAAGTGGTCAAATAATGCGTGATTTAATACAAATGTATTGTGGGAACTATTTCAAAAAACTTGCAATTGAACAAATAAGAAGTGCGCATAATTTTTTATCACAAAGCTTTACTTTCGTAGACAACACAAAATTGTATAAGCCTGAAGATTTATTTTTAATTTTTGAAAGTGAAAACGCTGACGTTTGTTTAATTGATCCATATACTGGTTTAGATAGGAAAATGACTTACGAAGGAAACTACGAATTTTTAAATAATGCAAGACAATTTTGTAACACTACAAAAAAGACTTTGTATATTTCTACACATCCAACAAGTGAAAGTGGTCGTGCTGGGAATTTATATCCTGAAAAACACGAATGGAACGGACACTTAAAAGCACCGTTAAAAGCGCATTGTGAAGGTGGAAAAAGTTTTTTGAATAGGTCAGACGATTTATTTATTCTTCACCGTTTGTGTAGCCATCCTACAATGAAATACGAAACAATGTTAAGTGTTGAAAAGATAAAAGACCGTGAAACTGGTGGACAAATAACCGAACTTAACACACCTTTATTATTTAATTTCAATAATGGTTTAGGATTTACAACACAAGGAATCGACAATTTAAAAGATTATAGAATGAAAACATCTCAAACACGAATAAAATGATAGAAGTAATAAACGCAAAAGTAGGTTTAATGAAAGTAATTTTAAGAGCAACACAAGCTTTAGAAGACTTAGAAGAAAAAACACCTCACAAAAAAGAATTGATTAGAACGCAAAAAGATAGCTTAATGGAACTAGACTATACAAAATTAGTTTTGCATCGCTTAGATTTAAACTATATGGCTATGACAAGACAATTACATTCCATAAATACTATAAATTTAGAACTAAAGGAAGAAAACACGAAACTACATACGACAATTAAAAACTTATTAGAAGACGATAACGAAATTTTAAAAGAAGATGAGGTGTAAAAATTGCAAAGAAAAGTTCGATGCAATACACTTCAATCAAAAGTATTGTTTTAAAGACGAATGCAAAAAAGTATGGATTGAAAAAGCTAAACAAAAACAATGGAAAGTTAAAAAAAGACGAATGAAAGCTGAACTAAAAACAACTAGCGATTTTATTAAAGAAGCACAAAAATGGGTAAACAAGTTTGTAAGGTTAAGAGATGAGAAAAAAGGTTGCATTAGTTGTGGTGATGCGTTTACTGGAAAATATGACGCTGGACACTTCTTTAGTGCTGGTGGTCACGGTTCAGTTCGTTTTGATTTGAGAAATATAAATGCACAATGTGTTTATTGTAATCAATGGGAACACGGAAACTTATATCAATATCATTTGAAACTAATTTCAAAGATAGGTTTAAAAGAATTTGACGATTTAGAGAAGCAAAGTTATAAAACAAAGAAATGGGAAAAAGACGAACTAAAAGAAATTATAAAAGTTTACAAACAAAAATGTAAAGAAATAGAAAAATAATTATTAACTTTAACTATTAATTTTAAAAACACAAGAAAAATGAGTAAAACAACAGACAAGGTCATAGACCTGAAAGAGATGGATTTAGCTGCATCCGTAAACGGCAAGCTTCCAAAAGAAAACATCTATAAAAGTTTAGCAGCGTTCCAACAAGAATGCCCAGTAATTCACAAAGGAACGAAAGGCTACGGCTATTCTTATGCCGACTTGCCAACAATTTTAGGTGTAATTAATCCGTTATTAAAAAAACATAATTTAGGATTTACACAATTATTAGACGGAACGGAATTACGAACAATTTTATTCCATACAAAAAGTGGTGATACTATCGAAAGTTGCGCAGCTATTCCACAAGACGTTCAATTAAAAGGAATGAATGCATTCCAAGTTTATGGTTCAGCAATAACATATTTTAGACGTTATGCACTTTCTTCATTGTTAGGTATTATAACCGACAAAGACACGGATGCTGGTGGCGAACAAGTTAAACCAAGTATAGACGAAGAAACTTTTAAGAAAGCTTTACAAGCTATTGATGCAAAATCTTATACTATTGCAAAATTAAAAGCAAATTTTTCATTAACTAACGAACAACTAAAACAAGTATAATGATAGTTAGATGTTCAGCACTTGGAAAAATAATGACTAACGCACGATCTAAAAAAGAAGTGTTAAGTCAAACTGCAAAAAGCTATGTTAAGCAAACACTACTGGAAGACGAATACGGAATAAAAAACGAATTTTGGTCACGATATACGGACAAAGGAAATGAAGTAGAATTAAATTCTATTCAACTTTGCAACGATACTTTGGACTTTGGATTTATGTATAAAAACGAAGAACGTTTTACTAACAAATATATTACTGGAGAACCTGACATTATAACTGACGTGATAGTAGATGTTAAGTCTAGTTGGGATGCATCTACGTTTCCATTGTTTGAAGAAAAGCTTCCTACAAAGGACTACTTTTTTCAGCTACAAGGTTATATGTGGCTAACTGGAAAGCGCAAATCTTATGTAGCTTATTGTCTTGTCGATACGCCACAACAAATTGTAGAAGATGAAATAAGAAGGGAACATTGGAAGCAACAAAAGATTGATGAATGTTTAGAAATTCGTGATTTTGTACAAAGCAAACACCAGTTTAGTCATATTCCTAAGGAACACCGTGTTAAGTTGTTTCGTGTAGACTATGACAAAGAAGTCATCCAAGCTATAAAAACACGAATAGAAGCTTGTCGTGAATACTACGAAGAACTAAAAGAAAAGTTAACTTTAAACGTAGAACAATGACAAAAAAAGAACCAACGGACTTTGAACGTGGAATGAAGTACAACGAAGCTATGATTTATCAATTAGTTATAAAATATCCAAACGACAAAGAACTAGGAAGAAACATAAGAAGTTTAATTACACGGTTAGCTAAAGACAATCCATTTAATGGAATGTTATCGGAAATCGCAAAAGAAGTAGAAAAGCAAAAATGAATCAATTACAAAAGTTAGAAACTTGGAAAAAAGAACTTGCACTTGCAGAAACTTTTGAAGAAATAAAAGTACACGATTCAGCAGCTTCTGCAGCAGCAGAATTTGCAAGACGGCAAGGTGTAGCACTTGACAAGCAAAATGAAATAGGTCGTTTTAGAATTGACATAGAAGATAAAAAAGGTCAATGGTTAGATGAAACTTTTAAGCACGGAAGTATTAATAAATATACAAAAGTAGGAAGGTCGAACTGTTCGACCTTCCTAAATATGCCAGTATCAAAAGACGAATCTTCAAATGCAAGACTTTTAAATAGGCAAAAGGAACTTGCTGATAAAGTAATGAATGAAATTGAAGAACGTGGCGAAGTTATAACACCTAACAAAGTAACTAAAGAAGTAAGACGAACTTTAAAACAAGAAAGTTTAAAAGAAAATGTTTTAAAAACACGAATCAAAACAAAACAAAACGAAAACATTAAAAACGGAAATTGTTTAGAAATTTTAGAAACATTAGAAGACGGATGTATAGATATTGTTTTAACTGACTCACCTTATGGTATAGATTATAAATCTAACCGTTCTATGTTTGATGACATAATAACAAAGCGTGGTTTATTAAACGACAACAAAATAGAAGCTTTTGATTTATTAGATAAAACTTGTGAAATTTTAAAACGAAAAACGGCTGAAAATTCTCATTTATATTTCTTTTGTAACTGGAATATTTTTAGTGCTTTTAGCTTAATTATATCTAAATACTTTACAATTAAAACACCAATTATTTGGGATAAAGGAAACAAAGGAAGTGGCGATTTAGTAAATGACTGGGGAAATCAAACTGAAATAATTATCTATTGCGTAAAAGGAAAAAAACTTGTAAACAATAGGCGTGGTAATGTTATAAATGTTCCACGTTTACACACTTCAAAAATGATACATCCAACACAAAAGCCGAATCAACTTATAAAAGAAATTTTAGACGTTTCAGGTTGTGAAGGTGATTTTGTAGTAGATCCATTTATGGGTAGTGGCAGCACTATAAAAGTTTGTAATGAAATGCGCTTAAAATCTTTAGGTATTGAATTAGATAAAGAAATGTTTAATATTGCTAATAATTTCATAAATGGATAATTGTAGGGTTTTAGAATACAAGTTTAGTAATGAAATTAAACACCATATTAAAAATGCTTTGCCTATATTATCGAATGAAACAATAAATTTCAGACCAGCAACAAAACAAGAAGATAGCGAACTTTCGTTTGATTTAGTTATAAATTTAAATTTTACAGTTTCTATTAGAATAAGAAAAAACAAGTATATAAATTTTAAAGATTTAACAATAAGGTCAAAAAGCAAAAACGGTTATAAATGCGAAATAGATAAAATAAAAGAAGGTAAAGCACAAATATATTTTTATGCTTATATGAATAAAGAAGAAGATACTTTAATAAAAGTAAGAATGGCAAGAGTTGATGTTATAAGAAAATTAATAGAAAAAAGAATTTTTACACAACATAAAAACAATGACGGAACACAATTTATAGGAATTAAATTTGAAGATATAAAAAAGAATAATGGTAATATTTATAAATATAATTAATCAATATGGAACAAAAAGAAAACAGCGGTGCAATCTTTAAAAACAATTATAAGAAAGCTGACACGCATCCTGACTACAAAGGCAAAATGAACGTAGATGGAAAAGACAAAGAAGTAGCACTTTGGGTACGTGAAACAAAGAACGGTGAAAAGTTTTTTAGTATGGCAATAAGTGAACCTTACAAACCACAACCGATGGAACACCAAGACTTGCAACCAACACAAGGACAAGATGACGACTTACCTTTCTAATTGTTTATTGTGTTCAATTAAAAGGAAAACGGCAGCGCATTAATTTGTGCTGCTTTTTTTTTAACTTTACAAAAATGGAATGGTTAAAGCAAATAACAAAAGACCACAAAAAACACGTAGCAATAGCAAAAAAACTTGGTGCTGGTTCATTTGCTGAAGACATAGTTCAAGAAATGTATTTACGACTTATAAATCACGCTAACTTGCAAAAGCTAATAAAAGACGGAAAAGTAAACAAAATATATATATACTGGGCAATAAGGAATACATACTTACTACACAAAGAAAAAAACAAACTAAACACGGAAGATTTAAATTTAGAATACAAAGACGAAATGGAAAAAGAAATAGCATACGGAAGACTATACAAAAAGATACAACAAGAAATTGATTCCTGGCACTGGTACGACAAAATGTTATTTGATGTATATACTGGAAGCGGCAAAAGCATTCGACAGCTATCTAAAGAAAGCAAGATAAGTGTTAAGTCTATATGGCAAACTTTAAAACATTGCAAAACACGAATTAAAGAAGCAGTAGGTGAAGACTGGCAAGACTTCAGAAACACGGACTATGAACGAATAAAAATAGAAGAATGAAAACATACTACTTTTATATTAAAGGCGATATAAACCAAGAAGCTATAACAATGGTAAAAGCGAAAAATAAAAATGAAGCAATAAAAATGTTTTGTTTCCAAAAGCAATTAGAAGAAGAAGACTTTTTAGAATTATTTGAAGTTGAATTAAATTAAATAAAATGGCAAAAAAGAAAACAACAAAAAAGAAAAGTGAAGGGTTAGGCGATACTATCGCAAAAGTAACTAAGGCAACTAAGATTGATAAGCTAGTAAAATTTGTAGCTGGTGACGACTGTGGATGTGAAGAAAGACGAAAGAAATTAAACAAACTATTTTCTTACAATAAAAACATTGAATGCCTACAAGAAGACGAATACAAAACATTAAAAAATTGGTTCGAAAAAGAACGCCACACCGTAACACCAAGCGAACAACAAAAACTAAGAAAAATATATAACCGTGTATTCAATAAAAGAAGTTCACCAAGTAGCTGTTCAAGTTGTGTAAGAGATATGGTAGACAGACTTAGAACCGTATATAAAGAATATGAGAGTAAAAATAAATAAGATAAAATCGAATCCTAAGAATCCACGACTAATAAAAGACGGAAAATTCAACAAACTTGTTAATAGCATAACAAGCTTTCCTGAAATGTTAGAAAAACGTCCATTAGTGTGCTTTACTGACGTAGATAACAAATACGTAGTGCTTGGTGGTAATATGCGCTTAAAAGCGTCTAAACAAGCTGGACTGAAGGAATTACCTATAATACTAGCTGACGACTGGACTGAAGAACAAAAAAACGAATTTATTATAAAAGACAACGTTGGCTTTGGTGAATGGCAATGGGATGACTTAGCTAACGAATGGGACATAGACCAATTAGACGATTGGGGTTTAGATTTGCCTTTTGATATGGAAATTGAACCTGAAGCTGAAGAAGATAATTACGTAATACCTGACGAAATAAACACGAATATAGTTAAAGGTGATATAATAGAAATAGGAGAACATAGATTAATGTGTGGCGATAGTACGGATTCAGACCAAGTAGCTAAATTAATGAATGGACAAACTTGCAATTTATTAACTGACCCACCTTATGGAATCAATGCAAATAGTCAAACTTTAGGAACTGGCAAAAAACAATTTTATAGAGGAGGAGATTGGGACAATGAAATACCTAACTTTTTTTATGTTTTAGAATTTGTAAATAAAGCAATTATTTGGGGAGGCAATTATTTTACTGATAAATTAAACACTACTAACGATTGGCTTTGTTGGCACAAAAAAAATGATGGTTTAAGTTTTAGTGAGTTTGAACTTGCTTGGTCAAATTTAGGAAATAATTGTAGATTATTTTCTCACCATTGGGGTAAAGAAAAAAAACTACACCCAACAATGAAACCAATTAAAGTTGTAGAATGGTGTATAAATATGTTAGATAAAAATACAATACTCGATTTATTTCTTGGTAGTGGTTCAACAATGGTAGCAGCACACCAACTAAAAAGAAAATGTTACGGAATGGAACTTGACGAAAAATATTGCCAAGTAATAATAGATAGAATGTTAAAACTTGATGAAAATTTAGAAGTAAAAATAAATGGCGTAGGATACAAAAACGAAGAAAAGTAGTTATATAAGTGTACCGAACTAACACCGAAATAAAATGGCAAACGAAGAAAACTTAAGACCAGCGTGGCAAAAAGGCGAATCAGGAAACCCAAAAGGAAGGAAGAAAGGAAGCAAGAACCGAAGCACTATCGCTAAGAAATGGTTAGAAACTAATCAAAAGTTTAAGAATCCAATTACTGGAAATGAAGAAGCTTTAAGTCAAGAAGATGCAATGACATTAGCACTAATTAAAAAGGCACGTACTGGTGATGTAAACGCATACAAAGCTTTAATGGATAGTGGTTACGGTGCGCCAATCCAACAAATAGATCAAACAATATTTGAACAACCAATTTTCCCTGATATAGATGTTTCGAAGAACGACAGCAGTCAACAAGATAAGTAGGTTAGAAAAACGAATAAAAATTATTCAAGGCGGAACTTCTGCTGGTAAGACTATTTCTATTTTAATATTGTTAATTGACAAAGCTATTAAAATACCTAACTTAGAAATAAGCGTAGTAAGTGAATCTATTCCACATTTAAGACGTGGTTGCATACGTGACTGCATAAAGTTACTTAAAGGTTTAAACCGATACCGTGAACAACTTTTTAACCGTAGCTTGTTAAAGTATCAATTTACAAATGGAAGTTTTATAGAATTTTTTAGTGCTGACGATAGTTCAAGACTTCGTGGGGCAAGACGTGATATATTATATATTAACGAATGTAACAACATAACTTTTGAAATGTATAACGAATTAGCTATACGAACAAAAGACGAAGTTTATTTAGACTTCAATCCATCTAACGAATTTTGGGCACACGAACTAAAGCAAGATAGTAACGCACAATTTTTAAAGCTTAATTATTTAGACAACGAAGCACTAGATAAAAACATAATATTTGAAATAGAAAAGGCAAAGGAAAAAGCAAAGACTTCAGCTTACTGGAAGAACTGGTGGATGGTTTACGGTCTTGGTGAAATAGGAAACTTACAAGGTGTAGTATTAGAAAACTGGACACAAATAGACGAAGTTCCTGAAGATGCAAAGCTAATTGGATATGGGCTTGACTTTGGGTACTCAGCAGACCCCACAGCAATTTGTTCTATTCACTTATGGAACGGCAAAAGAATAGTTAACGAAGTATGTTATCAAACGAAATTAGTCAATGAAGAAATAGCGAAGAAGCTACCAAAACACGAACTAGTTATAGCCGACAGCGCAGAACCTAAAAGTATAGAAGAAATAAGAAGGTTAGGATATATGATTAAAGGTTGTACTAAAGGAAAAGATAGCATACTATTTGGAATCCAGCTTATGCAAAACCAAGAATACTTAATTACTTCTTCAAGTCTTAATTTAATAAAAGAACTACGTGGTTATGTTTGGGATAGTGACAAGACTGGCAAACAACTAAACAAGCCAAGAAGTAATGGGAATGATCATTTAATAGATGCACTACGTTATCACGAAATGGAAAATTTAAGCAACAAGAATTATGGAACTTATCACATTAGGTAATACAAAAACAAAAAAATTAGTTATATAGATATGGAAGCAGAAATTTTACTACCAACGGACATTAACGAAATACCATTAGGAAGCTACCAAAAGTTTATGCATACCTACGAAAACACGAACGACGAAGAATTTCTATGCCAAAAGATGACTGAAATATTTTGTGGTCTAAGACTTCGTGAAGTATTAAAAGTTAAGTGGACTGACGTACAAGATATAACAATACATCTTTCTAACATCTTTAAAGAACAACCTAAATTTCAAAGAACGTTTACACTAAACAAAGTTGAATTTGGTTTCGTTCCTAACTTAGAAGAAATAAGCTTTGGCGAATACATAGACTTAGACACTAACTTAAAAAGCATTGACCAACTACACAAAGCAATGGCTGTAATGTATAGACCAATAACTGAAAAGAAAGGTGACAAATATACTATACAAGAATACAACGGAACGGCTAACTATGCTGAGGTAATGAAGTACGCACCTTTAGGAATATCACTAGCAGCGAAGGTTTTTTTTTGGAATTTAACAAACGACTTGTTAAAAGCTACACTTCAATATTTAGAAGCACAGATGACGACGAAGGAAATGAAAGCGACTTTTCTCAAAGAACTCAATTTGCCAAGCAATGGGGATGGTATCAAAGTTTATATGCAATCGCTGAAGGACAGCTTGAAAGATTTAGGAATGTCACAAAGCTACCATTACACGACTGCCTTACCTGGCTTACTTTTGAAAAGCAAAAGCGAGATATTGAAGATAGTGAGATGCAGCGACAATTAAATAAAATTAAATAAATGTATTACGAAATTCTAACCAAGCTACAAACCGAACTAAACAACGACCCTTTAGTTTCAACCGTCGGAAGTGGGGACATCTTTGACGTGGATTTATCGAAACAAACTATATTTCCACTATGTCATATAATAGTTAATAGCGCAACGTTTGTAGATAATGTTATCCAATACAATATTAGTATTTTAAGTATGGACATTGTCGACATATCAAAAGACGAAACTACTAACAAGTTCAGAGGAAACAACAACGAACAAGATGTACTAAACACACAAATAAGCGTTCTTAATAGACTATACGAAAAGCTAAGACGTGGTAACTTATACGATGACAATTTCCAAGTTGACGGAACACCTAATTTAGAAATCTTTGTAGATAGGTTTGAAAACAAATTAGCTGGATGGACAATGACGATAAATATTAACACACCCAACACAATGTCCGTTTGCGATGTCTGATTCTAACTTTTTACTGGAAGCACTACAAGAATTCGAACGCAAAGTTGTTGAAGCTGCAAAGTCTAATTTGCAAAAAAAGAATAAAAATGTAAGTGGTAAACTAAAAGATTCCATAAAAGGAGAAGTTAAAGTAATGCCCAATTCTATTCGTGTATTCTTTGAGATGGACAATTACGGATGGTTTCAAGACCAAGGAGTGAAAGGGGTTAAAAGTGGTTCTTCACTTTCAAACTTTAGTTATAAAAGTAAAGGTGGTAAACGTGGTTTAAAAGGTATGCCACCACCAAGTGCATTTGATAAGTGGGGTATAAGAAAACCGATTAAAGGAATAAGAGATAAAAAAACTGGTAAGTTCTTAAAAAGAAAATCAATTAACTTTTTAATTGCGAGAAGTGTATTTCATCACGGAATAAAAGCAAGTATGTTTTTCACTAAACCATTTGAAAAACAATTTAAACAACTTCCTGAAGAACTTATAGAAAAATACGGATTAGATATGGAAAATTTATTAGTATCAATTATTGACGAATCATTAAAAAATAAATAATGGCTAAACTATTTGCACGTTCACCTTACATTATAGAAGTAGACGAATCCAGCGTAGTGGGTTCAAAGCTTGAATTAAGATATTATTATAGTGGTACTTCTGTTCCTACGAATCCACAATACACACTAAAAAAACCAGTTCCTAATTCTTCTAACTTGAAGATGTATTACGATGTAAGTCCGTACACAAGGGAATATTTAAAGTTCACTACAAGACAAACCGTTATTGGTTCAGCAATTTCGACTGGTGTTGCTGCTAACAACAACAACCAAATGGTGCTTTTACAAGTTAAAAGATACAAAGAAACAACGGCTGGAAATTTTACTTTATTAGACACGACTACATATTATTGTATGGATGGATACGGTTACTATTCTGAAGGGGCAAATATAGATTTAGGAAAATGGTCATTGCCACAAAGCACTTATTATTATAAGTATTCGGCTGCGAGTAATCCAACAAGTTTAGAAGCTGACCGTGCTGGACTTATGGGTGTATTACTAGAAGGTGCAGTAGCAGACATTAAATATACTAATTTAGTTAGTGGGGCAACAAATATAGTTAGCAATCCATTTGCAACTAACGATTTATATGATGTTCCTACTGTATGGTACGACTACTATGCTGACGGAAATACAATGGAAATTTGGGACAACCTTGGTGGTGGTTCACCTACACTTTTAGGAACGTGGACTTTTAAGCCTAAGTGCGAACCTAAGTACACACCTATAATGATTGACTTCGTAAATAAGTATGGATGTTGGCAGCGTGAATGGTTTTACAAAGCTTCAAAAAACAACATAAACACGAAAGAAAGTGTTTATAATTTAATGCAAACAAGTAGCAATGCATATAGCACTTTAGAAGGACAAAGAAAAGCTTTTAATAATAATGGCGAAGAAACAATAACTTGTAATACTGGAAATGTAGCTGAAGGATATTCTGAAACTATACAACAAATTTTACTTAGCGAAAGAATCCTAGTCGATAGTTTGCCAGTAATAGTAAACACTAAAAGCGTTGAAAAGATTAAAGGCGTAAATGCTGACAAACCTATGAATTATACATTAACTTTTAAATATGCATTTGATGCTATTAATTCTGTTATATGAGAAAGGTTCAAATATATATTGAAGGTGTTCAACTTGACTTGTTTAATGATGAACAAATTAACGTTAGTTCTACGATTCAAAATATTGCTGACATCTCAAAAGTTTATACGGACTTCAGTCAAAGCTTTACCGTTCCAGCAACCGTAAACAATAATAAAATATTTCAACACTTTTATAATTCGGAAGTCTTTGAATATAATCCTAATGACGTAACACCAAGTGCTTCAACTTCATTTACATTTAATGTAAACGTAAGAAAAAGTGCAAGTATTGAAATTAACTTAACACCTTTTCGAACTGGAAAAATACAACTAGAAAAAGCGAATCTAAAAAACGGAAAACCTGAAAGCTACACTTTAACTTTCTACGGTGAATTAACAAGTTTAAAAGATAAGTTTGGCGAAGATATGTTAAGCGACTTAGATTTAGATTCTTTAAATCATTCATATACTGGAACGGAAGTTTACAATAGAATCACGGATCATTCAACCGACTACGATATTCGTTATCCTTTAATAAGTAGTGAACGAAATTGGACTAATAGTGGAAGTGGTTCGGATGACATAACGCACACAAACGGAAGGATAGTATACACGGAATTATTTCCAGCTATCAAAGCAACTAAACTTTTTGATGCAATAGAAGCTAAATACGGTGTTACTTTTAATAGCACTTTTTTTGGTTTAGATGTTTTTAAAAAACTATTCTTATGGGGCAAGAAATCGAAAGCAAATACATTTATCACGCAACCATTAAAAGTTAACACTACTTCTGTAAGTTATAATTTTGGGGCTACGGTTAGTCCTTTTGATCTAAGTGCTGGAACATTGAATTTTGATTATTCCAATATTTCGGAAATGATGAATCCGAATTACAATACTACATATCCAAATAGAAGCTTAACTTTAAAAAACAATATTATTAAGGTTACAATGAGTGCAATTAGTAGTGCAACGGTAACTTATTATATTGATGCATATGAAAATGGGGTGCTATATAATACGGCTTCAGGTAGTGGAAACACGAACCAAACATTTAATATGTACACAGCTTACAATGATAATTTACCACACGAATTTTATTTCAATGTTAGGGCAACCGAAGCTATAACTTTTAAAGCCGACATTTCTTATACACAAGGTTTTTGGTGGACAGATTCAACAGCAACACCACAAATCGGAACAGATTCTTTTCAAGTAGTAGGATTAGGAGCAACACAAAGTTTAACTGGAATAACAAATCTTGCAGCGTTAGTACCTGAAATGAAAGTAGCAGACTTCTTTAGTGGAATATTAAAAATGTTTAATCTTACTTTATTTGGAACGGAAGTAGACATATATCAAATTGAAACATTAGAAACGTTTTATAATACTGGCGATGTTTACGACATAACAACTTACACGGACATAACAAGCATTGACGTTGACCGTGTACCATTATATAAAAAAATAGCTTTTAAATATCAAGAAGGACAAAGTATATTAAACAAACAATTTGATAAGCTTTACTTAAAACAATACGGTGATGCTACGGAAGAATACGACTATGACGGTGGCGAATTTACTGTTGAGTTGCCTTTCGAAAATTTAATGGGTGAAAAATTTACTGGAACAGATTTACAAGTAGCTTATGCGTTAGACGAAAATCTTGCACCTTATATTCCAAAGCCTTGTTTGTTTTATATGTATGATAACCAAACTACAAGCGTTAAATTTTACGATGGTAGTTCTGAGCAAACGATAACAAATTATTTACCATTTGGTCAAGACGTACAAATAAATGGTGTTGAAGATTATAGTTTAAATTTCAATGCTGACATATCAACGTTTCTTTTATATCCTATTAACAATAGTTTGTTTGCAACTTATTATTTTAATTATTTAGCTAACTTATATAGACTACAAAATAGACTTGTAAAAGTAAAAACGCAGCTTCCTATTTCCGTTCTTACAGAATTACAATTAAATGACCGTTTAGTAATTTCAGACAAGCGATATATTATTAACGAAATGAAGTCGAACTTAACAACTGGCGAAGTAAACTTTACTTTACTTTTAGACTTCAGACCAGTAAGACCGTCAATAGCAGTAAACACAAATGCTGGTGCTAATTGTGTAGACGTTCCAATAAACTTATTAAATGGTGTTGTAAGTGCAACGATAACAACAACAACTGCTGGTGTTACTATCACACCAAGTACAATAACTAGTAGTCAAGTAATAGTTGTATGTGTTCCAGTAAATCCGAATCCAACAACTTACATAATTAACGAAGCTGCGACAGCTAACATAAACACGGAAGACTACAATCAAATAGTAACTGAAGACAGTCAAACACAAGACATATTATTAACCATAACACACACATACGCAAATGGAAGTGTAAACGATACAAGTGTTTTAATACAACAACCGTAATGATAAAGAACATAATAGAAATGTTAAAACTAGATGATCACTTCGGAATAAGTGAAAACATAGAAATAGCAAAAGGAAAGTACAAGTTAGAAAGCAATATAAAAAAAATATATAAACACGAAAAAAGAAAACTGTACTTTAAAAAGAAATAATGGCAACTAAAAAAACAATCCAATTAGAAGTAGACACTAACGCACAAGACGCACAAAAAAAGTTCGATAGTTTACGTGAACAAATAAAACGTGCAAAAGACGAAGTACAAGCGTTTGAAGATGCAAATGTTTCTAATACAAGAGAAGCAAGAGATGCTGCATTACAACTTGAACAATTAGAACAAAGTTATAAGGATTTAAACAAATCCAGCACGGACTTAGGAGCTACGTTTGAAGATGTTTACGGTGAAGTAAAACCATTGACGGCACAAATGGGTGAGATGGAAGACAGATTATACCAAATGAGTTTGGCTGGAGATACGGCAACGAAAGAATATCACGACTTATTAACTGAAGTAGGAAAGTATCGTAAAATCCAAATGGACACGGATATGGTTACGGATGCTGCTGCTACAACTATGAGTCAAAAATTAGGTGGTGCGATACAAGGTGCAGCAAGTGGATTTGCCGTAGCACAAGGAACGATGGCATTGTTCGGAACGGAAAGCGAAGAACTAGAAGAAACACTTATTAAGTTAAACGCTGCAATGGCAATTAGTCAAGGTATACAAGGACTAAGAGAAGGGGCAAAGTCTTTTCAAACTATGGGCTTGGCAGCACAAAAAGCTTTAGCTGGAATTAAAACTGGTGTTGCTGCAACTGGAATAGGAGTGCTTTTAATCGCTTTGGGTGCAGTAGCTGCATATTGGGACGAAATAACTGCGCTTGTAAGTAAATACACTTCTGAAGTAGAAGACGCTGCAGAAGCACAAGAAAAACTAAATACTCAAAATGAAAGAGATTTAGCACATATTATGAAGTTAGATAGCGAAAGCGTAACTGTTATAAATCGTAAAAAAAATATTATAAAAAATGAAGAAAAAATAAAAGATTTACAAGCAGAAGGCATAGGCAATGAACTAAAAATAAACAAGCTAAGAAAAGAAAATTTAAAAATGGAGATATCTAATCTTATGAGATTAGAAGGCAGCGCAAAAAAATATATGACTGCACAACAAAGAGTTGCATTAGAAGGTGAGAGATTTAGAAAAGAGCAAGAGTTAGCAAGAATGGATATTATTGCACTTGCTGAAGAAGAACAAAAACTAGAAGACCAACGAGAAAAAAACGAAGCTGAAGCTGAAGCAAGACGAGCAAAACGTGCAGAACGTCGTGCATTTAATTTACAAATTGAACGTGAACTTGAAGACTTAAAAATAGCACAATTAAAAGACGGATACGACAAAGAAGTTATTTTAATAAATACGCAGCACAAAAGAATCCGTGAAGATACTTTAGCGAATGTAAAATTAACGGAACAACAAAAGACAGATTTACTTGTAGAACAAGAGGAAATAAGACAAGGAAAATTAATTGCTTTAGGTGATAGGCGTGGCGAAGTTGAGTTTACAAAGATGGAAACAAGAAACGCCACAGAAATTTCAATGACAAAAGAATTATTAGAGCATAAAGATAACCTTGAACATCAATTTTATCTACGTGCTGTAGCAAGAGATTCAAAACGTAAAGAACAAGCAAAAGAAACAGCACAAGCAATGGCAAATATTGCTATTGATGGTTTAAGATTAGTTTCAGACATAGCAGACTTAATGGCTAAAGGCGATAAACGAAAACAAAAACGTGCTTTTAATATTAAGAAAGCAGCAGATATTGCCGAAGCTACAATGAGTGGTTACAAGGCAGTTATAACAACGTTTGCGAATGCACCCGGTGGTCTTGCATTAAAAGCAATACAAGCTGGAATAGCTGGTGCATTTAGTGCCGTTCAAATAGCAAAAATAGCAAGTGCTAAATTTGAAAGTGGACAAGCACCAAGTGACTTAGCAGATGCACCAAGTGGTGATGGTGGTGGTGGTGGTGCAACTTCAGCGCCAAGTTTTAATGTGGTCGGTGATAGTGGAATGAATCAACTTGCACAATTACAAATGCAACCGACACAAGCTTATGTAGTAAGTGGTGACATAACAACAGCACAAAGTTTAGATCGTAATAAAATCGAAAACGCAACAATTTAATTTTATTTAGTTATATAGGTATGAGAATAGTTGAACTAGTATTGAACGAAGACGATGATAACGCTGGAATAGATGCCGTAAGCGTAGTTGAAAATCCAGCAATCGAAGAAAACTGGGTAGCACTAAAAAAACACGAAATTGAACTTAAAACAATAGACGAAGAAAAACGTTTATTAATGGGTGCAGCTTTAGTTCCTAAGAAACAAATTTATAGACGTAACGAAAAGACGAATGAAGAATATTACATATTTTTTAGCAAAGATACTATTAGAAAAGCTTCGCAACTATTCTTAAAAAGTTCAAATCAAAATAACGCTACTATCGAACACACTAAAAAAATTGAAGGTATGACGGTAGTTGAAAGCTGGATAGTCGAAGACACTAAAAAAGACAAAAGTGCTTTATACGGCTTTAATGCTGAAGTAGGAACGTGGTTTATTACTATGAAGGTAGACAACGAAGAAGTTTGGAACAAGGTTAAAGAAAAAGAAATTAAAGGATTTAGTATAGAAGGATATTTTGCAGAAAAAGTTGAAGCTAATAAACAACTTACTAACGAAGAAATAATAGAAGAAATAAAAGACTTAATTAAAAAAATATGATTACAAAGAAAGCAGTTTATAACGGACTATTCAGTAAAAAGACGGAATTAGAAACGCATAAAATTGAACTTGGTTTAATTCAAGTGTTACAAGCTGAGTTTAGAGAATACAACAGTAAGGCTTCCGATGCTGGTGGTTTTATTCTAAAAGCAAAACAATCACTTTCTAAAAATGTTTCTTTACTTGAAAAAGTAAATAAAAAAATAAAAGACACTATTAAAAAAGCACAAGATTTAGGCATTACAGATAAAGCGTTAATGCAATTAGAAAATAAATCTGAACAAGCATTAAAAGAATTTAAAACACAATTACAAAAATTAGAAAGTTTATAATAAATGCCAAAAGCTAAAAAAACACGAACAAGGAAGAACACAACACCAAGTAGAACTTCACCAAAAGGAAGTAGACGTGGTTGTTTATGTGAAGACAATACTTATCACGTAGACTGCTGCGATGGCACAATACACGCACAAGGAATAGGCAAAGTATAATTTGAAAACGCAACAAACAAAAATTAAATAGTTATATAGTTATGAACACACAAAAATCTGTTTACAATCGTTTATTTTCTAAAGAAGAAAAAACGAATTTAGAAAGTCAAAAAATTGAGTTAGGTTTAGTAGATGATTTAAATGCTCAAAAAAGTAAAGCGCAAGATTTAATTAAATCTATTAATTCTGGAATAGACGATGCTGGTGGTGAAGAACTAAAATTATATAAATTACAAACGGAATTAGAAGAAACAAAAAAACGTGTTGAAAAAAAATACGACAAGCTTTTAAGAGAATCTAAAAGTGCAGATAAACTAAAGCGTGAAATGGACACTACTTCTGAAAAAATAGAAAAAGCAGTCAAAGAATTAGGACTAAATGTAAGCGATATAAAAAACTATAAAGAATGGGACAAGTCTTACACCAGGTTAATAACTATCACAAATGAAATTGAAGATAGGTATGATGAAAAATATGGATAAAATTATTATTAAAAAAATAAAAAAATGAATACAACTGAAATTTTGACAAAGATAAAAACACTTTTAGGTGTTGAAAGCGAAGAAGTAAGACTTGCACAAATGAAACTTGAAGACGGTTTAACAATCGTAGAAAGTGAAGACTTTGCTGCTGGTGATGAAATCGTAATTATAACGGAAGACGGAAAAGTAGCACTTCCAGTAGGTGAATACACGTTAGAAGATAAACGTGTTTTAGTAGTTTCAGAAGAAGGGATTATTGCTGAAGTAAAAGAAGAAAAGAAAGAAGAAGAAGTAGAAGAAGTTGTAGAACCTGAAGAAGAAGTAGAAGCTAAAGAAGAAACAACAACACCTAAAAAAGTTGTTGAATCCGTTACTAAAGAATCTTATTTTTCTGAAATCGAAAAGCTTCAAAAAGAAAACGAATCTTTGAAAAAAGAAATGGAAGATCTAAAACTAAAAGCAGTTGAAAACACGAATAAAGAAGAAGAAATTAAAGAAGTAACTTCCGAAGTAGAACTAAAAGAAATAGAAGAAACAAATCCAATAGTTCACAATCCTGAAAATTCAAAAGTAATTGACGGGTTTAAGTATTCACAAAATAGAAGTGAAACAACTTTAGATAGGGTAATGAAAAAATTAAGTAAATAAATTATTAATTAAAAATAAAAAAAAATGAGCGTATCATTAACTTCAACGTATGCTGGTGAGTTTTCAGGTAAATATTTGTCTGCGGCTTTACTTTCAGCATCAACTTTAGACAAAGGTCTAATCACAGTATTACCAAACGTAAAATATAAAAGTGTTTTACAAGTAGGTGCATTAGGAAGCATCGTAGCAGATGCAACTTGCGACTACACAGCAAGTGGAACATTAACTTTGAGTGAGAAAATTATCCAACCAGAGGAGTTCCAAGTAAATTACGAAGTTTGTAAAAAAGACTTAGTAAATTCTTGGGAAGCTGAACAAATGGGTTTTAGTGCGTTTGATCATCTTGCACCAAGCTTGTCAGATTTCATCATTGCACACACGGCAGCGAAAGTAGCTGAACAAATAGAAAATACTATTTGGAATGGTGTTAATGCAACGGCTGGAGAATTTGACGGATTTTACACATTAGCAACGGCAGGTGGTTCAGGTTGTGTAGCTGTAACTGGAACAACAGTAACTGCAACTAACGTTATTGACGAACTAGGAAAAGTAGTAGACGCAATACCAGCAGCAGTTTACGGAAAAGAAGATTTAGTTATCTATGTAGCGCCAGGAGTGGCAAGACATTACATCCGTGCTTTAGGTGGTTTCGTAGCAACTATCGGTGGTGCTGGTGTTGACAACAAAGGAACATCTTGGTTCAATGGTGGTGAACTTAGCTTTGACGGTATTAAAATAGCCGTAGCGCAAGGTCTTCCAGCTAATTCAATGATGGCAGCGCAGAAGTCAAATATGTTCTTTGGAACTGGTTTGCTAAATGACGCTAACGAAGTTAAATTACTAGATATGAGTGACCTTGACGGTTCACAAAATGTTCGTGTAATTATGAGATTTACAGCAGCAGTAGCTATGGGAGTTAATTCCGACGTAGTTATTTACGCATAAGATAATTAGTGGTGGGGTGTAAAAACCCCACTTATTGTTAAACAAAAAAAACTTAAATAATGGCTTGTGATATTATAGGAGGAAGAACGGAACAATGTAAAGATGCCGTTTCAGGAATCCACGCAATTTATTTAATCAATTACGGAGATTTAGATTTTCCAGCAGTAACGACATACGGCACGAGTGAAAACACCGACCAAATAACAGCAATCGCTGCTGGTGCTATCGATCTTTATAAATTTGAATTAAAAGGAAATAACAGCTTTGAACAAACGATTAATAGTTCACGTGAAAACGGAACAACGTGGTTCGAGCAGACGTTAACCGTTCAGCTTAAAAGACAAGATGTTAAAACTACGAAGAATGTGAAGCTGATTTCTTATGGAAGACCACGTATAATTGTTCATTGTCGAGGTGACCAATGGTTCTTGTTAGGATTAGACAACGGATGTGATTTAACGGCTGGAAATATCAGTTCTGGGAGTGCCCTTGGGGACTTCAATGGTTACGGATTAACATTTACAGCGCAAGAAGAACTTCCAGCTAACTTTATTAATTGCACTACCGTTTCAGAATTAGATACTTTAATGGGTGGTTCAATAACGATAGTAGAATCTTAGTGATTACAACAAAATAGAATTTTATCTTTCTTTCTATACTTGTGTTTTAAGGTGGTTATTTCGGTAACCACTTTTTTTATTTAAAATAAGTATTTTACAATACGAAACAAAAACACGAAAAATAGTTATATAAGTATGGTAATATTAACAACGTCAACTTCAGCACAAACTTTTTCGTTTATTCCACGTTCTTTAACTTACGATGGATTATATGTTACCGATGAAAGCACAAACACGACTTCAACTATTTCTATAACTTCTTCAGCTTCTAACGACTACTACGAAACTATCACGGCTAGTTTTACTTTAATAGAAGGAAGATTTTACACTTTTGAAGTTAGAAATGGAAGTGACGTAGTATTTAAAGGAAAAATATTTTGTACTGACCAAACGGTAAGCACATATAGCGTTAATAATAATAATTACACGCAACACACAACAACTAACGATTTTATAATGTATGAGTAATTTACACGTTTTAAATTTAGCAGCTTACGAAGCGCCAGAAATAGTCGAAAGTAATAGAAAAAATTACGTTACTTACGGTGAGAATAATTCTTATTATGATTTTCTAATAGATAGGTATAAGAATAGCGCAACCAATAACGCAATAATAAACAATATTAGCAAGTTTGTTTACGGAAAAGGAATAAGTGCATTAGACGCATCTAAAAAGCCAAATGAATACGCACAGCTAATTACTTTATTAGAAAAAGACGAACTAAAAAAAGTAATACTAGACTTTAAAATGCTAGGACAAGCAGCTTTTCAAGTTCACTATTCTAAAGATCATAAAAAAATTATTAAAGTTTATCATATGCCTATACAATTAATTGCACCTGAAAAGTGTAATTCTGAAGGCAGAATAGAAGCTTACTATTATAGTGATAACTGGCAAGATACAAAGAAGTTTGTTCCAAAACGTATTCCGTCTTTTGGTAGTTCAACCGAAAAAGTCGAAATATTATGTTTCAAAAACTACACGGTAGGAATGAAATACTTCGGTTGTGTAGACTATCAAGGTGGTATAGCTTACGCAACACTAGAAGAAGAAATTGCAGACTACTTAATTAACGAAGTTCAAAACGGTTTTAGTGGCACAAAGGTAGTTAACTTTTCAAATGGTATTCCGACGGAAGAACAACAAAGTATAATAGCTAATAAGGTAATGTCAAAGCTTACTGGAAGTCAAGGACAAAAAGTTATAGTAGCGTTCAATGCTGACGAAACAAGTAAGACTACAATAGACGATATACAACTAAATGACGCCCCAGACCATTATAACGCACTTGCGACAATGTGCAGAGAAAAATTAATGTGTTCGCATAACGTAGTATCACCATTATTATTTGGAATTGCAAATGCAAATGGCTTTAGTTCAAATGCCGATGAACTTAAAAATAGTTCTATACTATTTGAAAATATGGTTGTCAAACCAATACAAGGTGTTTTAATAGACGCTATTGACAAAATACTTGCATTTAATGGTATAACATTAAAACTTTATTTTAAGACGTTACAACCGTTAGAATTTAAAGACTTAGACGGTTATAAAGACGAAATAGTAGAAGAAGAAACTGGATATAGTTTTAGTAAAGAACAAGAAGAAAGCGATAAAGAACTAGTAGAAAAACTATCGGAATTTGGCGAAGATGTTCCTGACAATTGGATTCTAATAGACGAAAGCGAAGTAGACTACGACAACGAAGAAGCACTAGACGCTATTATCGAAAAAGCTAACAAGCCAAAAAGTGTGTTATCTAAAGCTTATAGTTTTGTTACAAGTGGAATGGCTTTCCCTAACGCAAAAAGTAGACAAGACATAGTTGGAAAAGATGGAGATTTTAAGTTTTACACTAGATATGTATACGCTGGAACGGTTGACGATAATACAAGGGAATTTTGTCGTGAAATGATAGCAGCAGAAAAAATATATAGAAAAGAAGACATACAAAGAATGAAATCGTCACCAGTTAATCCAGGATGGGGTGCTAAAGGGGCAGACACTTATTCAATTTGGATTTACAAAGGTGGTGGTTCTTGTAGGCATAGATGGAATAGACAAGTATATGTTTCTTATGAAGGAACAGAGTTTGATATTTACGACAAAAAAACAACAAAAAAAATAGCACAAAGACGAATACTAAAATACGGTTATGACCCTAAGAAAGGAGTTTTAAAAAATAGTAATAAAGTAGCTAAAAGAACAAGGGAAATGCGAAATCGTGGATTCTTAGAACCTAAGAACTTCACTACACCAGTAAACGAAAATTAAAATGGCAAATGTTTTATTAATATCACGAAATGACATAGTAAAGTACACGGCTTTAAATGGAAATTTAGACGTAGATAAGTTTATACAATTTATATATATTGCACAACAAATCCACGTACTTAATTACTTAGGTACGGACTTACTAGAAAAGGTAAAAAGTGACATTGCTGGTGGTTCATTAACTGGCAACTATCAAACACTAGTAGAAACTTACGTAAAACCTATGTTAGTGCATTTTAGTATGGTGGAATATTTACCGTTTAGTGGTGTAACAATTTCAAACAATGGAATATATAAACATAATTCCGAAAATAGTTCTATTATAGATCAAGACGAACTAGAAAAGCTTATAGCAGCAGAACGAAAAATAGCTGAACATTATGCAAGTAGATGTGTGGATTATTTATGTAATAATTCGTCTTTATTTCCTGAATACACTTCGAATACTGGGAGTGATTTTTCACCTAGTTCAGACGTAAATAACACGAATTGGTATATATGAGAAAAACACGAAACTTAAAAAACTACAAACCAAAACTAACAAACATAATAAAGTTAAAAAAATACTTAAAGCAAAATGGCAGAAAAGAAAATATCACAGCTAACAGCTAAAGGAACATTTGTAGAAGACACGGATTTATTTATGATAAGTAAATCTGACGGTGCTGGTGGTTACGATTCAAAGTATTTAACTGGAACGGAATTAAGACAAATAGAACTTAACAAAGAGGGTGCAAGTTATGTTTTGGTTTTAGCTGATGCAAATAGACTTGTTGAAATGGAAAACGGAAGTGCAAATAATTTGACGATACCACCAAATAGTTCTGTGGCTTTTCCAGTAGGCACACAAATTTTGATTAGTCAATTAGGCGCTGGACAAACTACGGTTGTAGCTGGTGTTGGTGTAACTTTACGTTCAAGTGGCGCAAAGACGAAACTAGCTGCACAATATGCAATGGGTACTTTAATAAAAAGGGGTACTGACGAATGGTATTTAAAAGGCGACATAACAACTTAAAAAATTAAAATGGCAGTAACAAACGGATGGGGACAAGCAGCAATTAACAACACGATAGGATTTGGACAAGGTTCTACAAATGCAACAAATGGTTGGGGCGAAATTTACGAAGATT